TTACGGCTCTTTCGTTCCAATGATAGTTTCTCCATTAACAGTAATGTCAATGTTCTTCCCCTTTTGTAAGTAATATACCTGTTGAACCCAGCGAATTGTAGTTTGACTTCCACCCTCCATTTTAACATAGACTTTCACCTTTTCTGTTTTTTCATTTGCAGTGAACACCTTAGATAATCCCTGATGACATTCAATCGTGTTGTTAGCTACTTTTTCACCATCAGCACTGTACTCAAACAAGATTACATTAGTTGTGATCATTGAATAATCTTCCAATTCCCAATTAAAAGTATAGGAAGTTGAAGCAGGATCATCATCATCAGAACATGATGTGAAAAGGAAAATAGGCAGTAAAGCCAGCATGAATAATACTTTTTTCATAACTTTTATTTTGACTGTTAATTAATATGGTGCAAAGATAAACATTCGAAGCTAAATTTGTATAATATTATTTATCAATAATTTCAAATAAAATCATATGTTACTCAACAGATTAATAGAAAATAGAAATCAATAACTCAGAAAGAACTAATTTCTAAATCATTAAAGTAAGACGGAATAATCCCGCCTTTTACTTTTTCCTCTTCAGCATATCCTTTCCAGATGTATTACTCACCTTCTCCCCATATACCACATGTAATTTATCTTTCTGCATGATAATCAAATTGCGATATGGTATCTTATACACTATCTCATCATAAGACAGATGCAGATTTTCCATGAACGATGCAATCTGTCCAAGTAAACAGTTATTTCCTGCTACCTCTGTTTCGCTGCCAGATCTGCTACGTTCTTCGCTAAAGCTGACAGCCTCGTAAAATTTTCAATCGAAATCAATGACAAAGCAATGGATAAAGCTTCTACATTCTCTTCAAATGTTCCCCTTGATAATTCCTCAAACAGTTCATCATTCCCATTGATAAACCAAGAAAGGGCATGTGAGGCATTCGAAGTGTCTTTCATAGATCGGAATATATCCTCCAAGTTCTCTATCTTCCCAACATTCGACAGATAGCTTGCTGCTCCAGCTATTTTATGAATGGTAGGAGGATAAATGATATACGACTTTCCATTCACTACCACAACTTTAAAATCATTGCCTATTATGGCATCCGAAACAATTCTCGCACCTTGATTCATAATCTTTAAATAAAAAAGGGTGAAGGCAGTAAATTCCACTCCCACCCTTCCATTAAATAATCTTATTTACCTTAACCTTCTGAAATGACCACTTCCGATTCGTCAAACCACTTTTCGGAAGCCAATCCATCTACTCCTGTAGCAAGAGGAACGGCTGAAACAGCCAATCCAACAGCCTTATCAGTATTGGATCCACGAGCATTGATAGCCGCTTTGGGAAACACAACGTATACACCATCTTTGGTTTTTCCAATGATACATTTATAAATAGGCTTGTATTTGCCTCTTTCCCAATTCTTTTCAGTGGCTTTTCCACCTTGCAAGTCTTCTTTGGTTTTGTAGTCATACTCACCAATGGTAAAGTTGATTTTCACCTCACCCGGTTCGGACGTTTCCCGGTAGTACTCACCTGTCAAGGCGTTTTTGTACCTCGTGACACTCGCCTCCGCTTCCTCGTACTGATACGTATCACCGTGTACGTTCTTGACCTGCTTCGTTGCTGCGTTTTTCAGAATAGCAGCAACTTCCGCGCCTGTTAATCCGGTAGCCGGAGTTGTAACCGTTTTAATAGATTCTGCGTAATACAATTCATCAATTTCTACAGCTGTAATCATAATTTTTCTAATTTACATTTAACACTTTAAATAATACTCTCACATTTACATAATGACACTTCAAAGCAATGTCCGCTTCTGTACCAATTGAATCAATGGAATAACGATAGGTCGTACCATCATAGGAACCTACCATATCATCCAGTATCTTCATGGCTTGTCTTTCAAATTCAGCCAATCGAACAAGGTTTGCAATATTTGGCTCGATATCTGGAACACATAGATTAACCTCAACAAACCCTTTTTTCCAATATGTTTCCTGAGATTGTTCTTTTGTCCAAATGATTACTCTCTCGGTAGTTATTTCACCATCAGGAATATTTCCCTTTTGGTAAACTTCTATTCCGAAAGCCTTGCAATCTCGATAGAGAATGTTTCCTATATCGGTAGTTACTATCATTCAAATTCTTCTTTTAACCGTTTCTCCGCATATATAGCGGCACCACTCAAAACATCAAACCCTTTTGGATTCCACGAATGAAGCGTATTCTGCTTCGTTTTTTCAGCGTCAGACCGTCTTTATCGACATCGTAATCATTGGACGTTCTCAAAGTGAGCGTGTGGTCTTGATAGTTGCCGTGTTCTTCTGCGTACTTCACAGCTTCATCGCCCACGTCAATTATCTTCTTCTCGACTTCCCATTCTCCTTCATTGAAAAAGGAATCGACATCTGAAAAATCAAAATCTACATCCATAACTCCGAGTAGTTAAAGTAGTTCGTACTCTTCACCGTGTAAACCTCACCTTGACCTCTCATGCTCTCGCCATCCATGCAACGGACTTCATCACCTGCCTTGATAGTAATTCTCTTCTCACACACTACGTGATAGTTAGGACGGTATACTTCTCCATTGACAGACTTAAACTCTTTAGTAGAGTTATCATCACAACGACACTTGCATACGTCCTGCCAACTTTCACCACCTGTACCAAGAATTGGTCGCCCAAACTCATCCATTTCAAATGGCGTAGTTACCTTAATCTGTAATATGTGTGGAGCGTAATACATAGTTACCAAAGATTAGAAGCGTCCTTAATCGTACTCAGGCCCACCAAAACAGATGCTTCATCATTCAGAGTGATCCCATATTTTCTAAGCATCAGGAGAGAACTGTTCTTTATCGAATCAGCACTCCAAGAGGTCGAAAAACCACTTTCGTCAATAGATGTAGGGTGAAGTATATTCTTATTCAAAAACTCGCTGATAGAGCCCGAAATAGCCTTCTTTTCCTCATCTGTCACCTCTCCTTCTGTCTCAAACCCGAAATCAATAGCGAAATCAGAAGCTCCAGCATCGGATATTTCACCGATGTAGGAGAATCTCTGTTTTATGTAGTCAAGTGATGTCATACCTCAATGCCTAATGCCTCTTTCAGTTTTGCGATTGTTACTTCATCCAAAGCAGCCACATTCGCAATCAGGGTTTCCCCTTTCATGTTCATTGCCGCCTTATCGCCAATAGCCTTCAAAGCATCAACCAAAGTCTTTTTCTCGAACTCCTTTTCAAAAAGGGAGATTTTCTCCTCTTTCTTTTCTCCAAAAGCCTTCACCTCTTCGACACACTCAGCAAGTTTGCGATTTTCCAAGTCTCGCACACGGGCTTCGTCTTCTATTTCAACAACTTCACCAACACTATATAGTTGATGAGTGAATTTGTCACGGAAAACACTTGTAACCTTTACTTTCATGCCTGTACCGTTTTAGAATCCAATGTATAAATTCTATCAACATTGTTGATGATAGGAACAACCATAGCCTGAGAAGAAGTAAATTCCCTCAATGGGTCGTTCTTTGAGTACTTGGACAACAGAATGAATTCATCTGCCACCTGGTATTCAACACCGGCAACCCGACGTGTTGTCTCAGCAGTATTCGTCCATACCAAAGAACCAAGCTTTTCATCGCAAGTGAATACCACCATACCCTGTTGCCAAGGAGAATGAGATTTCTTAACACCGTTGATTTCCGTCTTGATCTTACGGGCAACACGATGGAGGGTTACATCCCATTTGGTTTTTACAACCTGAGCCGCTTTGTCAAAATCCAGTGTCGGGACACCAACACCTTCCTGAGCGGTAACCTTGTTATCAAAAGCATACTGACCACGGACTTGTTTACTTTGATAGAGTCCTTTCAAAGCTGCATCATCCAACCAGATATCAGTGACCGTATTCTGATCTTCCAGAGCTTTATCAAATACCTTCTGCATATCGTCAAGAGGTGTTGATGTATCCGGATCATCCCACAAAACAGACACACCAAATTTGTTAGCCGTATAATAACCAACATCGAGGCGAACACCGGTTCCATTATTGCGTTCACTCAAACCAATACCAGTCGACAGTTCAGAGAGGAACATATCTTCAATACGCTCCCATACACCTTCAAGACAACGTGGAAGATCATTGAAAATCTTATTCACGATTTGGTTGAGAGGTAAGCTCTGGGCAATCATGGCATCAATATCTTTCATCTGCTTTTCTGTCAGATACAGTTTCATACCAAGTTTAGGTATTTCACCGGAAGCTGTTTCTATTGAATCACGAGTCTTCAACGGAAGTTCAGAATCCAAAGAAACGACATCGGCTGCTACACGGTTATACTCGGCCAGAATACTGGACCAGCGCCCATCGGCTGAAAAATCCGGTGTAAGCAACGTCTTATACATGTAAGGAAGCTGGTTAGCTCTCTTTTCGTTCAATCTCTCAACGATGGAAAGAACCAACTGAGGAAAGAATCTTTGAACATACTCTAGATAAAGTGATTTTTCCATTTACTACGCCTCCTCGTCTTTAATGAAATCAATATGAGGGCAAGCTACCTTGAATGCATCCAGAATGGAAGCCATATCATAAGGTTTTGCCACATCGTTCACTTCTCCCCACGTCATAATTGACGCAAACGGTTTTGCTGTCCGTATGCTGCGATACAACACCCCTACATAGCTATGCCCTTCCGGTAATGCAGCATAAGCATTATCAGATACAGGCATAGGCTTATAGGTGCTGTCACTGTCCTTACGAATAATTACATGACCGGCCTTGATTACCTTGTCTGCAAAACCTGTAACATCGAGCGTCCGGCCACCTTTAATGCCGGAGATATACTTCTGGATAACGATTGAATCATCACCGAAGACTACCTGCTCTCTTTCATTGTTTAAATTAGCTTTTGTCATCTCGTTCTTTTTAATTAACCAACTAATGATTTGGCAATAGCATCCACTTCTCCCTTGTCAGGCTTATTGTCAGACAGAGGGAATGAATTCTTATTGCCCGGTAGTAATTGTGCCTTGACATTGTTCGCTACCGTAGTGAGATGTGAAGTGATTGCTTCCTCATTTGCATCGGATGCAATAGAGAAGCCTTCTTCAATTCGCCACTGTGGTATGCCCAATTCTTTGGCTTTGGATACGATCAGATTGCTCCGTTCGGCAGCAGCTTTTTCAGCCTTGAAAGTTTCATTCTCTTTCTTGATACTATTCAAACCATCCAACAAGGTCTTATTTGTGTGAAGTAACTCCTGGATTGTTTTTTCAGTGGCTGCTTTCTCCACCTTGTACCATTCCGGCATATCCTTTTCTTTCTCCCGTTTAGCCTGTTCTTCCAGCTTTTTAGTTTCTTCCTCGACCTTCTTCCTTGCTTCTTCCGTCTCAAGCTCTTTTTTAGCATCAGCCTTTGCTTTGAAAACAGCATCAGTGACACGTTTGTCACTCGTCTTCTGAAGGTTCTCAAGGAATCCTTTTTGTGCAGAAATAACAGTGTCGATGTTTTCGTCAGTAACAAGACCGATAGACGCAAGACTGTCAGCATGTGCCTGTAAAATAACATCACCTAACCCAAGATGGGAAAATTCTTGTTTTAGCTTTTGGAAAATCTTTTCTTTCATACCGTATGAATTATTAAATTTAAAATTCAAATTGCGGAAGTAAAAATACCAACAATACAAATGATTAGTAAATATTTAAGCCTCCTATTCATGACATCAAAGCGATTGTCACAAATACGGTATAAAAGTAAAAAGTAAGTAGATGGAAGGGAAATAATTAGATAGTTGATACACGACAATGAAATGATTGTCGTAAAATGACATAAAAAAACCGTGAACCAATAAAGGAACACGGCTTCATTTGAATTTAAAAGCTCTGAATTTATAAAGTAGCAGATTGTAACTCTGCTCCGATATTCTTTACATATCTACCTCAAGCTCTTTTCCTGTTAGAGCGAAATATAGATTTTGAAGTTGATGAAGTGATTTTACTTCTATATTGGCGTCATGCCATTCTTTCCCTAAACCTACTTCAAATCCAATAAACGCACAAATTGAATTTCCAAGTATTCTAATCCTGAGATTTAATCTGTCGAAACAATCATCTATCGCATTATATACAAAGCCACAATTCAAGAGAAGTTGTGCTGTAAGCAAAATAGGCTTAAGATTATCGACATAAGTACGAAACACTGCTTCCGAAGATCTTCCACTTGCTTCATATCTCGGATATTCAATCTCACTATATCCTATTTCGGTTATGCGACAGGGAGTTTTACTACTCTGTAGATAAACATAATTCCCTATCTTCAATTCCCTAGCATCAATCATTAATGTGCTAATTTAAGTTGATTCTCCAATGCCTGTTTTATATAACCATTAATAGTTGTTCCTGCTTCTTGTGCAAGTGAAGCAATCCGACTATGAATCTCCGGCGAAATACGGATATTCAATGTACCACTATATGGTTTACGCGGTTCCACTCCATCAGCCAAACAACCTGCAAGATAGCTTTCTATTCCGGCTTCAAAATCAGCACGAAGTTCATCAATGGTGTTTCCTTCATAAAGAATCAAATCCTTACTCATTCCAAGCACCTTTCCAAATAGGCAGTTATCAGCTTTGCTGTACTCAACTGAACCTTTATATCCTTTGTATTCCAAGTAGTCCATATTCAATTCTTTTATTTAATTAAACCGTTACTTTTTAAATGCTGATATATCGCTTTCATCATCCATGCTTTCATGATACTACCCGGATGCGGCTTATGTATATCAATATACTGTCCCGTTTGTTCATTTTTAAATCTTACACGAGAACCAGATGTCGCACCTTTATTATGTTCACTATATCCAAAGGCAGAAAGCAACTTCAAAGTTTCTTCATAAGTGAAGTCTTTAGGTAGTTTGCAAAAACGGTCTATCAACTTTTCTTTAGTACCCATATCTGTTTATTCTTTACCGCAAATGTAACTAAACTTAGTTACAAAACAAAATAATACAGAGAAAAAATTCAATTAAAGATAAAAAAACGGTAACTCCGAAGAATCACCGCAAAATATTCTATTTTTCTTATACTAAAATTATAAACCCCGTATTTTTTCTACCAGCCATCTCAAAAGATAGGCTATTTTTCCGATTCAACAAAAACTTGTCCAGTATTTCTTATTCTTTCAACCTCCTCTTCTGGCGCATCAGTCAATGCCAGCATCTGAACAGCTTGTTCCAATGATACAATCCCATCAGTATATAACTTGCCGATAGCTGACCACGTTTTTTGTTTATCCTCAGTGAACGGTTCCGAAAATTCAAAAGAAATTTCCAGTTTATCCAGTTCAGTAACTTTATCTGGATGGAGATATTTTAGAATACTAATGATCAAGTTCTTCTCACGGTCCACAAGCTCCTCATAGGATTCCTTTCGATTATCCCTCTTAATATACCCCAAAATCATGGCATTCTTGATTGCATCTCCAGAGAGAGTACCCATTCCCTTTATCTTATCGAAAGAGAAATCTGGAGTGAATGTATCAAACAAAATAGAATCATTCAAATCTTGTTTTTCAGCCTCTCTTGTCTCCGATGATTGCGGAGGATTGACATATTCAAACTTTGAATTAGCTCCCTGACACTGGATTAGTTTACCAGGTTTATTAGGATCCGCCATCAGTTGAATAACATCAGCGGAAGCAACTGCTATGGGGTCTGCAAAGTAATTGTTGGTATCTCCTACCTTTGAATCCAAAATCTCTTCACGCTTTAATCTCGGTTCCGCTCCGTCCCACGCTTTAGGTTGGTTGTAATACAGTACATTAATCTTTCCTGTAGGGTTCGGATAAGATTCCACTTCATACCCTATATTTCCTTTTCGACAGAAAAAAAGTACATCCGGGGTTTGAATATCCCAATGTTGGACTGTCCTCCCACTCTCTTTCAGCTTGTACCCATAAGCAAATGCAGTCATATTTCCGTACTGGTCAAACAGTGGTCGAAGTTTATATCCATTGGAACGTGCCAAGACCCGACTTCTTACCTGCCGCTCACCTGTCCTATCATCTCTATACAGGTGATAAACCTTAGCTGATTCTGTTTCAGCACCAGCAAGCCTCTTAGCTTGTCTTATAGTAGAGTTGAATCGAGTGCTCTTTATAAAGTCTTTAAACAGAGCGAAAGCATCATCTGAACCATTTTCTTTCTTCCATCTGATTGGATTCCCCAGAAGGAAAAACAGCTCCACTTCATTGATGTATCTCTGCCGGGACCGTGGAAGCTTCTCCGAGATGTAATCATCAGAGTTTTTTCGGTACTTGTTCGGTCTAAACATAACATCATGCGTCTGAGGGTTATATTCCTTGATGGCATTATCCACTTCATCGTCATGGTTCTGCATCATATCAATAGCCGTATCAATATCACCATCTTGGATGAGTTGGTACAAATCCCGCTCTGCACCTACTGAATTTAAGGCCAGGTTACGGAAGTATGTCATTATCTGCTGCAAGTAGTTATTCATAATCTCATATTTTAATAAATTCCTAAATCTGACTTATTATAATTCTTTTGTAAGAGGATACGTCCCATAAGCTCCATCATACAACAATATCGAACTTCATCCAATATATGGTTGAAATTATCAACCGGAACATTTAACCATCTGCCATTCTTGTCTTGCTGATAAGTATAATTATCAAGTTCTTTCTTCACATTAATAGAGTGCTCTGTAATATATATCTTCTTAGATTTCATGAAATCAATACCCGCTTCCACCGATCCCGGATATTTTCTTACTGGCTCAATATTGAATCCAGCATTATATATTTCCTGAACTAAACGTGGATCTGCACTCTCAGACCATATTTTCCTGTCAGGAAGCTCCTTTAAAACTCTTATTATGTCAGAGGAAAGCATATTCGTTTGATAAATCTCTTCGTCAATATAAAGAGCATTGTCCAAATACCCATTGTCGGAAGCAGCTGTAACATCATTCGTATATCCAAAGTCAATGCCTCTCCATCTCCTCTTTACCCACTCCGGCATTTCTTTGATGATCGTGTAGTTTTCAAATATAAGCCCTTCAATCTTAGCACGCTTACCAAGTCCATATATCATCCATTTCCGTTTATCGGCAGTACCTTGTTTGATATTATATTCTGTTGGTTCATATGAAAGTATTTTCCTCTTCATATTTGCTGGAATAAAGGGATTATCCAACATTGTAGAATGATCAAAATAACAATCCTCACGGGAGCAAACATTGTCGTAGATCCAATGCTCCTCAGCAGACGGATTATAGTCAAGAATAGCAAAACGGGAGCATCGTTGTTCCAGTTGGTCGAAATCATCCTTAGATGCTTCCATAGCTTCATTGATCCAAAAGATATCGGTAGTCAAACCATGAAGTCTCTGGACATCATCAAGCCCGACAAATTCAAACGTAGTAGAATAAAGCTGGATTGTTTTAAGAGTATTGTTTATTCGACAGTTATTATACAATCCAAGTTCCAAGAGAATATTCTTAAAATCAGTCCAAACAGTAGAAGCTAACCAGGTACCTTTCTTTCGGGCTATTACAATACGATTTGTGCGCTGCCAGTTATTAATGGCATAAACTATAAAAAATTGAATAAGAGAATAAGTCTTCGACGAGCGAGAACCTCCTTCAAAGACCATGACATTAAACAGCCCACTATTCAGAGCCTTCATAGCCCGATAAAAAATCGGAGTGCATTTCATATTCAGCTCAATCATCATTACCTTCTTTTAGGTTTACAGACTTCTCTTGTAATTCCAATAACTTAGGGTCATTGGTTACTACTTGTATATTCATACTTGGAGCGGTTATAAGTTCTTTACCATTAGTGGTAATATCAAACTTTGACGCCATTTCTTTACCCCACATCAATGTAATTAATTCACGAAGCGTATTTATAACTCCCTTACCTGTATCCTTGTAAAGAGCACGGCATACGTTCAACATCCAAATAGGAGTATCTTCTTTGTCAGCTATTTCATTCAGTTCTTTCCTAGGGCATTGAACAAGATAATTCACCACTTCTTTGAATTCTTCAAATGAAATGCCGTATGTTTTCTTGGCGATAGTATATAACTTAGGCTTCCTGCCACGATTTGCTGGCTGGTTGGTACTTGAAAAACGGTTACCCTTTCCTTTTATATGTTCATATTCTCCTGCCAAAACGCTTGTTTTACGGTTGATTTTATAATTATTCAAGTATTATTATTACCTTTGCATTATACCAATAGTCTAGAACGGGAATTGACAGCCCCTCGGTTGCTTAGTAGGACATTTCCTTCCAAATTGGGTAATGGGATAGGTCAATAACTCCCACATCTTAAAGCGGCATTCAAAAGATGTCGCTTTATTTATTATGTTTATGCCTGTGAATACGTCCATCTCCTGTTACTACTATAATATGCTTGAATCGATACTTACTTGCACTTTCAAAAGCTCGTATTCCATTTTCTACGCTTTGTCGGGTATGCCCGCTGCCTTTCATATAGAGAACTGGTACATCTGCTTTCTTATCCCTGACATGATAGAGAGATGACCTAATATTTATATCCGTATTTCCTTTAGGCGTTCTCTGTTCAAACGAAGCAGAAAACAGATACCCATCAGGAGTTTTAATCTTATGTCCCAATCCAGCTTCATTTTTCAATGTCACCTTATACCCTTTATCCGCCAATATGCGTGCTGATTCCAGTTCCTCGGGCTTATGCCGTGACGTACTCTTCTCAATAGCGACATATCCACCACCTTTACCCATCTCCACACTGGAATACTTTCCACTCCGACGCATAGCATCGGCTTCCACTTCACGTCTACGATAAGTGGAACTTCCATTTTTGTATGTACGTATACCGCCTGAAGTCTTTGCCATATCTATCTTCTACTTAATCCCATATAAGTTGAACGTTTAGCTTTTGCATCACTGGGAATCATACCATTATACGCTCTGCTGAAATTAGTAAAATATCTCTCATAAATAGATTTTACCCTATCTCTGATTACCCGTTGCTTTTCCGAACTTCCATACTGTCTATAAGCTTGCGTTTGAATACGATACCTTTGCGCAGTCAATTCCTTCATAGACTTTGTACGTTCCTTCCCATTACTCCTTACTCCTCCTGATGTTTTAGCCATATCTTTAATTCTTAATCACCAACAAACTTACTTCCGAAACGTCCTCTTTTATTAGGTGTGTAAAATGCAGATTCTGGTATAGATAAATCATCATAAGAACTCCTTTGAGCAGGTTTCAAATCTTTATACTCCTTTCTCATTTTATCAAGATAAGACTTATTGGCAGCAGCTTTATAATCAGTAGTTACCGCCCGACCGCCATAGTTTCTCCAAGCCTGTTTTATACTTTCTGAAAAAGATATTTTTCCGCCATAAAGTCTATAGAGTTTATGTGCCATCGCCATTACTTTCGAACTGTTCATTCGAGACGAAGTTCCATTCCTTACTCCTCCTGCCGTTTTAGCCATAGTTATCTCCTTCCGGTGTATCCACCTCTTCCTGCTCGGAATTCACGTCTGTCTCTAACTTCAAACTCACGAGCTAGGTCACGATTATAAATATCATATTGTGTACCTCTGCGTGTATCTTTGTCAATAGCTGCTGCTGTAGCAAAGCCTGATTTAGCAGGACTATCAAAGCGGGATGCAACCCTATCAATCCACTTTTCGGCCTGTGATTGTGTACGAAAATTCTTTTGTAACCACCTTGTTTCTCCATTACGATTCTGTACCGCAACTGAAGCCTGAAAATTTCCTCCACTTCGTGAAGAACTACCACTTCTTAGCCCACCTGCCGTTTTAGCCATTTTCACCTCCTTTCTTGATTTGCTTAACTCTATTAGCCATGAACTGCTCAACATAAAGTACGTTGTTTTGCAAACATAATTCCCTTATTGCTTCACCACCTCCGTAAACGATCATATTGGGGTTGTCTTTACCTGATATTTCGCGGGCTATTTGTATTTCCAACTTAAGGTATTCCTGTCTATCTGTATAACCACGCGTAGCAAAAGCATCGTAGCCATCTGGAATACCCAAACAGTTATATTTGTAGAATTTTTGCGCCACATTGAGATCTACATAAATCTTAGCACCACACTCCTGCCAAAAACGGGCAATCCAACGCTTCATATAAATTTGTTGTAAGCCGTAGGCTATAGGTGTGGTATCGAATAAAGATAGATTGGGTTCTACCAGTTCGGTGCATCCGCTATCCAATACGGATATTGGATTATTCCAAATATTGGTAAAACGATAATCTTCCACATAAAAGTGATAGGTGGATATCCCCTTCTTAGCCCTTGTATCCGAACCCCATCCAGCAAAGGGTAGTAATAATCCACTTGTAGGTTGTCCGTCAAACAATAGACTAGGGACATCAAACTCGTTATTACTGTCATAAATACGGTCACCAAGCATCATAGCAAAAAAATCAGCTTTCCTAACTTCTTCCTCGCCTGTTTCCTCTTGTTGTTTGGGCTTTTTTAGCTGCTTATCCTCTTTCGGTTCTTGCCACACGTCAAAGCCCCATTCTTCCAACTCTAAGCTATCCCATTCATTAGCCAAAGCATCCCAATCGTTTTCACCAAAAGGATTGTTATCTTGAATAAGCATCTGACGGAGCTTTTCTACCGGCATATTTTCGGGTAATATACAACAAGGCACTTCTGTCCATCCGAGATACTTGTATGCCTGCAAACGCATATTTCCACCAATGACAACATAACTACCATTATAAGGATAAACAAGAATATCTCTCGCCTCTGTCATTTCTGGAAGTGACTGTATAGAGCGACACAACTTACGAAATTTCTCATCTTTGATAAGACGGGGATTCCTCGGCAGCCCTTCTAGCTGTCCTTCATTCGGGATTACTTTCGATATATCTATCTTGGCTCTTTGCATAAAAATACCTTTGAACTACTATTACTCATCCAAAGGTACTACCACAACCAAAGATAACGAAATATCTTCAATTGTTATATGTGACAATCTGTCTTAAGTCACAAAGTCTTTTTCAGCCATTTATCCCGTCTTTCTCTGCACACCTCTAAGGTAGGCGCACAACAAGAAAACAACTCACCGTCTTCTGTACGATAGTCGTATTGGTACATTCTCACTCTCTTTCTGCCTAACTTCGTTGTGTAGGTAGTGTAATTCTCTTTACCGGGCTGGCATACGCTGCAACCGTTTTCATTTATTGAGTTCATAATCACTATATTTAATGTTTAGCATTCAATCTTTCTTCACTCGTATAAGCCACTACAAGACCAGTTTCATCGTGCTGTATGGTGATGTACTTTTCGTTCTTGTCAATGGTAGTAAAGTCGTACATGGTACATAGCTTGCCCAATACTTTGCCCAGTTGCTTCATCAGTGGGGCTTCGGGGCTGATAACTAAAACTAAATCTGCTTTCATAATCGTGTGTATTTTGGTAACCCGAAGGCTACCGAGTTAAACCTTAATTAATTCTTTCATATTTCTGCAATACGCTTACAGGTATACCATCGCTAACACCACAATCATTCTCAATTATACCAAAAGGCGTAATATTATTAGCAATCTTTTTACATTCTGCTACACTTTCACCATCATATCTCTCGTAGGTTCTTAATACTGTATATATTACTTCAAGGCTACCGGGGTGAATTATTTCTTTGTACATCTCTTTCATAATCTTCTATATTGCGCAGGGCTTTCGCCCTGCTGGTTAAACCTTAGAATTTGTATTGAATTGTATCAAGAGGATTAGCACCATTAGAAACTGCTACTTCAAATGCTTCTTCAATGGTTGTCTTACCTGTTGCTATCTCGTGACGTGTTTCACTTTCTGCAAAACCGTTGCCTTTAACTTCTTCTGACCATGTGTAAAAAACTACTGTAATCATTGCTCTATATCTTTGTGGTGGGGTTATTAGCCCCACCAATTAAACTTATAATATCGTAATCTCTTTGTTGCCTATCTCTGTATCTACATTCAGAACCTCATACTTTTGAGCCCTGTAATTATAAACGATCTCACAAGTATTGAAACCTCTACCATCTTCTCTTTGGTCATATATAGTATTTATATGCTGATACATTTTATTGCCTAACATAAAGTTTATCTTGCCTGATGTACAGAAGTAGAATGCTACTGCATACTTCAATGTTTTCTTTTCATCAATCTTCTTTGTTGCCATGATTGTATATTTAAGCATTAATACCAATTGCGTTTCTCATAAAGTCACTTGCTTGTTCTACTGACATACCTAGTTTCTTTTGAATCAGAAGAAGCATACAGCTTACTTGTTCTTCTGTATCTAAGTTACCTTGTGCAAACTCTGACATGATGAACTTCTCTATCATTCTTTGTTTAATTACTGATGCTGCCATAATCGTATATTTTTTAATTGTTATTACTTCGTTTCTGATGATGCAAATGTAAGGTATATACATCACACAGCAAAACAACAAGTGATATTAATTATCACTATTAACATTATTTAGTGATATATATATATCACACATACACAATAAACGTATCTTTGCAAAAAGAAAAAACTAATTATGAATAGAATCAAAGAAGTAATTAAAGAACAGGGCTTCACTATAACAAGCCTTGCAGATAAATTAGGAATCGCACGTGAGAGCCTTTCACGAATGATAGTATCGCCATCATACCCAACACTTGAAAAGATTTCCAATGCGCTGAATGTTCCGATATGGCAACTATTTGTTTCACCAGTAGAAGTCACAGGAGAAGGTGAACTAACCGCCCTCATCCAACACAAAGGAGACTTCTATAAAGCCAGTACCATAGAAGAACTGGAACAAATTGTAGCTGAAATCAAAGATAAAGCCAATTAAAGTTGTTATATATGTAAACTTTTACTATATTTGCATCATGAAAAAAGAAAGAGAGATATTATATTATGAGAGTTACTTTATAGACTTCTTCATGTCATTAGAGGATGGAGCAAAGAAAAAAGTATCTTATGTGCTTGATATGCTCAAGACACAAGAGCGACAGAATAAAAACTTCGTGAAATTCATACGCGAGGGTGTATATGAATTAAGAGCAAGCCATAACGGAAATATTTATCGTGCTTTCTTTATCTTTGATGATGGGAACATCGTAATGCTGTTTAACGGTTTTCAAAAGAAGACCCAGAAGACACCTGAAAGTGAAATTAATAAGGCTTTAAAACTTAAAAATGAATATTATGCAAGCAAATCCTAAAATTGGAAGTATGGATGCCGTATTAGACAAATTATACGGCAAAGTTGGCTCACCTGAAAGGGAGGAGTTTCGCAAAGAGGCATACGCTTATTGTGTGGGGCAAATGATTAGTGACGCACGTAAACAAGAAAAAATGACACAATCTGAACTTGCGGAAAAGGTCGGTACTAATAAAACTTATATATCAAGGATCGAAAAAGGAGTTATAGAACCAGGAGTTGGTTTATTCTTTCGCATCATTGATGCACTGGGACTTAAAATAGAAATCGTCAAGCCCATATTATAATGGATAAACAAGAACTATTCATCTGCGCTTGTAACAGCGTAGAACACCAATTGATAATGTCATATTTCGCGGATGAAGAAGACAGGGAAGTATATTGCAGCGTGCATCTAAAACCGGAAAGAAACATATTTAAACGGATATGGAAAGCCATAAAATACATATTTGGTCATCGGAGTATCTACGGTGATTTTGATGAATTCATTTTCAAACAGGAAGATGCAGACAGATTGCAACAGATAGCCGACTATCTCAAAACTTGTAAAGAAAGAAAGCCGGAGCACTAACCCCGGCTTTCTTTTTCGTGCTATGGTAGCACCTTCAATTGATTAGCCCTTTGAATTTTAACCGATTTACGATTTCTGTGTAAAGATAATCTATATCCGCACGATAATCCTTATAATTGTTATAGTTAAACGTGACATTAACGTAAAGGTTAGAAATTCCTGTAGGGGCTTTAAATCCCAATATGCCGGCAAGTATATCACGTACCCCTCTGGCAATCTTTCCACCTGCTAATGCACTTGGGGAATAAAGGAAAAGAATTATAAAGATGAATTTCTGCCGGAAGCTGGAACCGGCTCTTCTCTCAGGTAATCCGCAATTCCCCACAATTTCACAGTACCATTTGAATATTGTAGGAATAATACTTAGATCTAACAAAATAGGTTTGGTTAACTCTTGTTCTCTTTCCGATAATCTTGATTTCTGCTCTCTAATATATTTTAACTCCGATATCGCTGAAAATTCCTTCACCATAACACAATTATTTTAAAAGTAAATAGTATATTTGCACTATAATCGTGTGAGGGAGGATTGAGTGGTCGTGCGCTTGGTTCTCCTTTCTTATTTTACAGATTTATTCTTTTTCATAATAATCCTATTCTTTTCATTCACTTCCCTACTCCACATAATAGCGGAATAAATAGCTTTCGCATATAAAAAGAGTTCCTCACGACTGGTAAGGAACTCTACCCTAAAGGCTGCGCATTTTGCATCAGTCCAAACATTTTTATCTATCTTCATTGCTCATTAGTTAATTTTATATATTTATAATGTTAACAGTTAACATATATATTTGCCTGCTAAACCATGTTATAAGATGGCTGAACAAAGGCTGATAATTTGCATAATTCCTGTAAATCCGTACCTTTGCAATGTGTTTTTCATAGTATTAGATTAAGGTTAACAAAAGATTGGCTGTCTGGGATAGATAGCCTTTTTTTGTTTAGTATCACTTCAACAAATTAATCTCAAGAAATAGTCTCTATAGATATTCATCTTTTTATCTATCTTTGTGCACTATTTAATAAGTCACCTTTAATACAATTGATTATGTTAGCTCGTATTTTTGTCATGGTTGTAGCCGGTGTTATTATTGTATACGTAGTGCGCTGGATAGATAGTATGTTCTCTAATTGGAAAAGGTAACTTTCAAATATCGGGTATTGATAATAAGTCACCTCTTTTCTGATTAGTTATGATTGTTGTTCATCGTTCAGTATGTTATCAATCAAATTGTCTATTTCTTGATTGGATAGAAATTGTTTACCTACATCCTTTTGCTTCTGAAGTTCAACTTTAAGCCTACTTTCTATCCTTCCCAATGCAGAACAAGTGTTCTTATCAGGATAATACCAGTCTATCGAACTACATACAATTAGCTTTATGTGGTCTAATTCCAGACTATCAGGGCAATGTTCATTGAGATAATCTAAGTCTTCTTTGATTAACTTCTCGTATGCCTCCTTACTCATCTTTATGCTCATATTTTTATACTTTTGAGAAAGAAAATAACTCAGTTCCATTTAAGTTACGAATTAAGTTTTTCAATAAATTGTTTCACAGTAGGGCAATCCCTACCTATGCATACATCTGCGCAATCGCAGCACCAATCTGATTTGTACTCACAGTTTTCTATATAAGATTCAATAGCTTTCTGTTTCATCTCTTCCCCAGCAAGATAGAAAGCCTTTTCAAAGGTTTCCAATACAGCCTTTCTTACAACAGAGGTAGCTACACATACACTTTTTTGATGAGCTATTTCGGCTCTTACCTTATAATCGCTATTGCTCCAATGCTCAGAAGCATATTTAGATACATTTTTATTCATTCCTACATCGATTTTGAATTTACTTGTACCAGCGTCCACCGCAATATTTACATACGAAATAATTCCCCATACTCATCACCTGAACTTTTTCATCAACGCATATACGACACATACAAATCTTGTGGTCGCCATCGGATTGCGGCTGTTGGATTCTATCATATTCCCAAAATGAGAGTTTCCCTTTAGCTGGTATTGGTTCAGGGAAAAGAATAGGATTAGCCAATACCCAATTGTATGCACCTTTATCTGCCCAAACAGATGCATAGTTCTGTACACAGTCTACAATCTCCACGCTACCGATGATGGAGCCAAAAGGAAGATCGTTGAAACCTATACGACTCATAGGTGTATTAAGCACCTTTAGTCTTTGGTTTGGCTGTAAACATCCAAATTTGGAAATATCCCCCTTTACACTTGAATGTATCAGTACACGTCCACGGAAATTTGTTTGCCAACTCCGGTTCTCAATGTCCTTGATACCGTGGACTATCAAGGATGCCCACGGTTGCTTTATTGTTATTGCTTTCATTTCTATTCTTTATGAAGTTAAATCGTTCAATTCATATTCATACCTTCGGAAGAACCTTCCATCTTTAGTCATAACAACATAAGTTATAAACGATACGTCCGACTTGTTTAAAGTCTCTACAACAATTACTTCTGCCTCTAACAGGTCTCCATTCTTAGTGAACTTGACCTTGTCACCAATATTAAATTTAGTCTCTATTTTCATGGCGTTTAATCTCCCATTTCCTCAATTATTTCATCGAAAGAGGGGATAGGCATCCATTCCATAGTGTTTTTCTACAGCTTCTATAGCCGCTTGTTCTAATGTCTGTTTCATATCAATCTCTTATTCGTTTATATTAGGAATCTGACCAAATTTCATATAGTAGTCTATATTTTCATGCGGAGAGCTTTCTTTTCCGTTTATTATATCAACTACATGATTCCATGAACGCATTACATTCCGATCCAAACATGATTCTCTTTTTGAAGAATCAAGCGCATTTGCTACCATCCGAAGCGTATTAGCTATTTCTTTAAGCTCCCAAAGAGGAACATTAATGGTTTTCGTTGATTCGCTCATATCCGGTTTGGTTATTATTTAAATGTAAACCTCTTAACAACTTCTTCATCCACATCAGGAAGCGCTCTGTATTGGCATTCAGTTGCAAGTATTATTCTTCCGTCGCAAAGACGAATAATAGTTCGGAATGGCAATTCTCTATCATCCCGAATTATTACGCCAGGAATTGTATTTTCCGCTTTGTAGAAAAAGCAAACTTCCACTTTACGGCCAATACCTCCCATTTGACTTTCCTCTACTGAATATTGTTTAGGAAAACTATTTACATCTATCTTTTTCTCAATTCCCATAATACTTTCATATTTATCAAGTTACACGTTAATAGACATTCTTTTAATATGCGCAAAACAATCATCCATAGCCTTGTCAAAAACTTCTTGACTTATGATATTTTTCTCAATCCGTTCCACGTATTCACCTGCGTAAGATGCAAGTTGGATGCTTGAATCACTATTACTTACATCTTCTCTATTGTCAAAATATACATGTATACAATCAAATACCACTTCATCACCGATTTCATCAGTATTTACCCTAACTATCGCTGTGATTTTTTCATAAGAAGTATGCGCCAGGTGAATACACTTTCCAACGAGATATTGATATTTTGCCTTTTTTTTATCGGCTTCCTGTTTCTTTAGCTTCTGTATTTCAGCTTCTAATTTCTGTATTCTGTTCATATCTACTTAGTTTTTAATGTTTCACGAATAAACTCTCTCATTTCTCGAATTGTCAGTTTTTTCCAGAATGGGAAAGTTTTTGATCCTATTATATCATTGCTGTGTATCTTTCTAAGCTCAAGAGTTACTTTTTCGGATTCAAAAATTGGGCGCATTGGTCTGAGGACATAGGTATTTTCCCATTTATTAGCCTTGTTCCATTTGTCCCAAAAAGAAAATTGTTCATCATTGTATTTCCATGATGGAAATTTGTCTGACAGTTCTAAAGGTATGTTATAGTATCCTACATTTTCCCACCATGCCAAGCTTCCATCTTCTGTGCTTTTTAGAAGACACTTAGTGTATTTACCAGCTTCCTCTTTAACATCGACAACCCACGATAAATACCATTTAGTAGTTGGCGCTGCCATAAGTCGTACAAGGCTTCCAATCGGAGGTGCACCCCCTATCTTTACAGATTCAAAACCACTACCTTCACTAAAAGGAGGAAAGTATTTGCCATCATACAGGGTATTGGTGCAGAAGGTTATTACATAATTCAGTATCTCCAGTCTTGCCCGGCTGAACGTTTCATGCTTCATATTTAAATTGATTTAAATTATTCAATTTCACAGATATAACCATTCTCACGCATATAATCTGAAATATCGTCTTTGGATATGGAATCCAGTAATTTAGTAGAATCTCTTTCATCGACTTCTGCTGTTACTCTGACATATCCATTTCCAGCCATACTTGTCTCTATCTGAACGCTTGTCGCATCCACATCTATTGATATTGTTTTCATATTGTACTTTTTAGAACTATTTATTTCTTCGGATAACGATTAATTTCAGCTTGAATATAATTAGCTGGTACATGATACCTTTCTACTACGGTTCGGCGTTCTTCAATTTCCCGAAAGTTACGTCCTCTAATGATGATGTCCATTTCTTCGCTCCGCTCACGGAGAAACTTCCTAAATGCTTCACCGACAGTTATCGTATCGAAATACCCGTAAAACTTACCGTATTTTCCAAGTTTGAAGCGGGCGATAAATAAAAGAAACTCTGTCAACTTAATATAGTGATACTGAGCAACAAACAATCGGGAAAATTCACTCAGAGCGTCTATATCAGCACTCTCTTTCGTAGAAGAAGCGAAATCAATAGTCAATAGTTGAGTCTTCACCCACAATGAGGAAGAATCGCAGCCATACATTCGCTCAAGATCAGACATTGTAGGAGATTTCTCACTGTAAGCCTTTTCCATATCCGAAAGAATAATCGTTTGAAGCGAAGTGGAATAGGCAGAGGAAAAAGCCTTAAAGGTCGGGTATCTCTGTTTGATGGTCGATAGCAGAACTTCCCTGTTCGATGGCTGCATACTCGTCAAGGAGCATTCTTGCCTTTGCTGCCTTATCAGCATTCCGATTGTTTTGTCCTTGGATTCCTGTTTTTCCATACTTGATGTTTAACCATTCTTGATAATCACGTTCAGTTCCCGTAAATACTACACCAGTCCAACCGGATTCGATTGCCCTCTCAATTTGCCTAATGGCAAACTCTTCTTCAAAATTAGAAAGTTTATTAAGCGAAAGCTGCAACGCATAGTTGAGCTTATTTTTCCACTTCGGAGTATTTCGTAAAGTTTCCCAAGCAGACATGAAAGCTATCGAAGAAAAAGGATAAACTAAAGGCTTTTTATCTCCATCTTTTTTCCGGGACTTCTTTGGCTTTTCGGGTGGGGGGCTCTCGTGCGTACGCGCGAGACTCTCTTCGTTTATAGTTTTAATATCTATAATAGGTGGAATTTGCATTTCATCAGTACCATTTACCGATGATATTACCGGAGTAGTACTTTTATCATCGGTATTTTCATCAGTACGTAGTACCGAAGAAATTACCATGTCATTTACTGATGATTGAGCTTTCTCTATCTGGACATCTTCGGTATTTTCTTCGGTATTTTCATCAGTACCATTTACCGATGATATTGCTGATGTTTTCATATCGTTACTCAGAACTGATAGAAAAGAGTAGTAACACCCTACCCTTTTATCCCGGCATGATTCGAAAGATATTAGCCCTGTGTCAGCAAGCGCTTTGCGTGATTTTCGCAATGTTTTATCCCATATATTCAATGATGTACATAAAACAGAGCTACGAGCCTCAAATACTTCCTTCCACCCCTTTTCATTGCAAATAGATATTAACTCATAGTAAAGGGCCTGATCTATTGCCGTGAGGTATGTATCAGCCCGAACCTTACGAAGTTTGGATATTAGTTGATAGCTATTCATAAACGGAAATATCTATTTGCTGCACATTCATCAAAAGACTTCACACGCTCTATAAGCCGCTTTTGCTTTTGTCTGAAGGCTAAATTATTGTCATACTTATTGTGGCATTCCCGGCACAATCCAACAATATTGAGAGGATTAGTGTAGTGCTCAGGGTATTCCGATTTTGGCACTAAATGGGCAGCGTCAGACATCAGCCTGCCACAAATTGCACAATATGGAGATAGGGTTTTCTTTATTTCAGCAACCTGCCTATTCCGCTGTGCCTGCTTTCTGCTTATCTGCTTCATAAAAATAGATTTTAAAGAAAGTTCCCGGATACCAAACCAATGGACACCGGGATAATTTATCTACCATGTTTCATTCTATGGCAATCTTCACACAGCGTTTCAAGACAATACAAGAATTCTAATTCGTGACCAACAATAGAATATCCTGCAATGTCATAGACTTTGTGATGAACCTCCAAATTGTATGTCTTACCACACACCTGACATTTATGCCCATCACGAATTCTAACCTTACGCTTTACCTCTTCCCAATACGGATTATTCCTCAGGCTCTGCCGGTATTTCGTCGGCCTCCCCTTCTTGTGCTTCAGTCTGTTCATCTTCTTTCCTCCATGGGCTTTCTTCAATTGCTACTCTATGCCATTCATGGCGTTGTACAGGAACTACCTCTCCGCTATCTTCATCTAAAAAGTCCTCGATCCAATGTTCTAACCAAACATCCTGACCGTCTTCTTCCCAGACTTCAACAACATTCTCATCCTTGCCAAATTTGCGAAGGTTCTTTCTCGTATCCTTCACATCTATATCAGGTAAATCATAACCAAGTGCTTTAAAGGCTTCCTGATTCATTTCTCCCGAATTAAACAAGTCGTTGTATTCATGCTTTGGTATTTCTTGGACCAATGCCAGCCGAAATGCATCATTTACCCATGAATAATACAGGTAATGCCCCATCACAGGAATACGAAAGGTATCAATCATCTTTAAAGGATAATCCTTAATACCTTTCTTTGCCAAGTTCACAAGGTCTTTGAACTGGGTATGTAAGGCAGAAATCTTTGCCTCAAAGTCTTTCTTCTCTGTATTAAACTTGGCTTTCAAAGATTCGAACTGTGCTTCAAGTTCCGGAATCTGTTCCTCGGCAATCTCACCATAATTCGCACGGATAGTTGAGATTTCATAATCGTCCATCACCCGGTTAGCGATTACGTCTTTCTCTTGAATGGTAACGAAACTCTCAGCAAGCTTCTTCTTTACATCATCCATAGAGACACAATCAGAAAAAATCACTTCGGGAAATTTCACGGTGGCAGGGAGCTTAAATTTAAGTTCCTCCGGTACATAGTCTTTTAAATCAATCATTGTTCTTTGTTTTTTATTAATTTTCAGAAGGGTAAATCATCATCTTGTGTGGTAGTAGTTGGTGCGTTGACAGTATCCAAATTGTTTTCCCTAAAAGGTTTCATGTTCCCAATGAATGGTTTAGCATCCAACACTTCCTTGGTTTCACGTTCTCGATAATCCTTAGAGAAGCTTTGTCGTATTGTATGCGTTTGTCCATACCGACTGACTTCTTTACGCTCATAAACATTAATTCCCAGATAAACCCCTTCAGCTTTCAAGTCTGTCCCTACCTTTACATATAAATCGTTCTCTTGAATAGGGATTACAACACATTTTATTCCGCGAATAGTGGCTATACCAGCCATATCCATCTTTAGTAAATTGATGTTTCCTGTTAGATTCATATTATTCAAAATCATCTATAGCCACCGGATGAAGAAGTTTCTTACTCCAATCAGGAAGCTGCATGTCAATTATACCACGAGCACCATCTTCCGCTTTAGCATCATAGCCGGGAAACCACTTCTTATCGAAGCAGTCTTTGACAATGGAAAGTGCATAGTGATATTTGTATTTCCCATTCGCCAGATCATCAGGCGACCAAAAAAGGACGGCCACATCATAAGGCTCGACTGTCTGCAACATAATCATTATGGTTACATTGAAGTTTCGCCCTGTAATGCCACTCATTACTTCTTGGTACATACCTTCTGACAACTCATATTTGAGTTTGGCGCAATCATAATAGAACTTGCCGAGGTCATCGGCTCGTGTGGTCTTGAAAGAAATAACGGCATTTACACCGATGTTTTCTTCTACATTGAAATAATCAGGTCTTACCCTAACATCAAGTCCGGTTTCCTCGTCTCTTCCATAGAAAGATACTTCTGAATAAGCGCCTTTGAGAATCTGAGGGATAATACCACCACCGTACCAATAATAGTTTCTTTTCAAGGCAGTGATAATCATATTCATTTCTTCACTGATGAAAGAATAGCCTAGATCAATAAGCTTTTGTTTCAAATCGTCCCGGTACTCTTTAAGTGCATTGAAATTCCACTTTTCAGAAGGTGATTCACTCTCAGCATTCTTTGCATAATCTTTCTCGTTTTCAAGAAGTCCTTCATAGAAATCGATCATCTGAAGCACACCGTCCTTTGATGCTTGATTACACACCGGCTCCACCTTTACAAGTTCAAACAAACGAGGTTCCAGAAAAGCCATGTGGGCAAATGTGCCTAATTGAAAACAAGGTTTTTGCTTTTCTTCAAAAACTCGCTCCCAGTCATAGTAGAACGAGCGAGGGGTTTTGAGAGCATTTTTCAAATTAGAGGAAGAAATGTGCTTACTTTCAAGATAAGTTTCCATTGAATCACGTTTGACTGTCCCATTTACACTCAAGGATTTCAAATCTATGTTTATAGGCTTCTTATGACTATTTAAGGCTATAAAATCCAAAACTGTTTCTTTTGTTGGGTAGTCATCCGGATTATAGGCAGAAGGGTTAAGTTCTTCCCCTTCTGCACAATCGTTCAAATCAAAATCTATCATTCAACTGCTGATAAGTTTATACGTAGAGGTTTTACAGACCAATTATCGGATTGGAAATTATTGGTCTTATTCTTTCTCTTTCCCATGTAAGTGATTTTAAGAGGAACGCCACTTTTGAGCGAGCCATTCTCAATATATTGTTCTAGAATACCAACTAATCTACGAGACCCATTAGTCACAGTCTGTACTATGCCATCCTCTGATCTCTCAAGGAAAGTAGCACAATCCAAATCAATCAGTTCACCAGTTCCAGTAGCACTTAAGACCTTTTGAGGCTTAATTTCTACGAAAAACATTTTCTTAAACTCACCGGCATGTTCCGGCGTCCAGTAGTTGCCGCAAAGATCAACAGGTAATTCCTGAGCATCCTCTAAAGAGGGAAGATCACTTGTACTTAAATCTGCTGCCTGAATCTCAAATGAAGACTCTTGCTCTTTCAATGCTAATTCTTTACTCATAATCGTAAAATTTAAAAAGTTAATTATATTCTTTGTTCTTTAGAATCAATAGCATAGAGAAACACATCGCAGGCATTCACATCATAAGGAGACATCTTAGTTGGTCCCGTTTTTGTCGCCCGAATTTTATTTTCTCTAATTAATTTTTCAAGCCTATACCGGCCACCTACAAATCCCGCTGCTTGCGACTTATTCAGAGGTATCCTATTTCCGATTCGATAAAGGGTACTTAATTTAGTTTCTGCATTCATTCTGACCTCCTTGCTCTTTCAAATGTTTCAATTTTCGTCCTTCGTGCCCTTCTCATATCGCTCTGTTCGTGATAAAGCGACAAAGAAAAGACACATAATAAACCACAGGCAACGGATGTACGAATGATAGGTGAAAAATCCATTGTGAACTTCACACCGGCTATCCGTTCATAAAGCATGGTTGCCAATTCCCGACCATTCCTCACCTGCAAAACATCAAAAGCCCTCTGCAATTGGTTGTTTATTGTACTAACTGCTCGACATTTGAGATTTGCAATTTCTTTCTTTTCATACCCTTGTGCGTACATTCGTGCTGTAATCTCGCATTCAGGTGTGAGCTCTGTAAATACTCTATCCATAATCGTGTGAGTTGATAATTAGTAGTTCCTTACTACATAGAACTTCCCTTTAGGAGCTCCTTCTTGCTGAATAGAATAAAGTACATCTTCCGGTTCTACAAGCCGATTGGCTCTCGCCAAACGATTCAAATCTTGAACCATACGGGACACTTTCACATAAAGAGATAAAGAGAAAGGTAGCTTATCATTTTTCTTTATCAGCTTCTCTTTGACTTTTTTTCTTTCTTCTGATTCTTTTGCCATAAGATTTAATTTTAAATTAATGATTCGTGGATGGTAGAGGAATCGAACCCCTCTCACTCGTTTGAATTGATTGCGCAACACGAAGCTCTAACCGATAAGCTAACCATCCAAAATAATAAAGGTGCGCTATTCTCACGAACGACACACCCCAGTACAAACACAAAATAAAACACGACAAAAACAGTTATGTCAATAATCCTCTTTCAACTCCGAATATGTCAAAACAGTAAGTATAATAGATAAAACAAACATTATAGATGTCAGTATAACACCGGACATATACATGGGACTATCCTTGATAACAGCATTACATAGTATCACTGTCATACATAATAATATGACCAATGAAAAAGAAAACATAATCACTTTCACGGCAACTTCTCCTTTACTTTAGCAAGTGTGCATTTACTTTGGTGAACTGCATCATCAATACGCAGCATTAAACTATCCATTTCTCTTGTACGTCTTATAGACAAAGCCGCCAAACAATCAGTAGTAGCTTTCAATTCACGTGAAAGTTCTTTCACCGTATCTTCCAAGAATTTCATGTACTCGATTTCTTTCATAAACAATAAGTATTAGTTTGCGCCCGCCAACCTTTTAGACAGTTGTACCAGTAATCGAGAACTGACGGGCTTTTATATCAATACCAGTACGGACGCCCAACCCGTATGCTTACTGCTTAATGGACGGTTTTGCTGTGGTTTTACTTATCCATTGTTTTCGCGCCCAAAGTAGCGCCCTTACATTTGCTGAGTCGTAAGTTAACTCATCTTTTATTCCAGTCAAAAGCTAACTGTCATGTATCAATGTCACATGCTGACATACAAGCCCTTTATATCTTGCATTATTTCAGCTATATCGTGGGTGAAGAAGAAGATATAGCAGTGTTCCACAATGTCAAAGAACTAATCAATAGTGCCCATGTAGAATATTCTCTACGTCTACACGGACTGTCGTGCGTTGCATAATCGTGCAATCAATCCTCATAGAAAAATTTATCACCTGACTTTCTGAACAGTCTATAGCCAGCGTACAGGCTTGCCAATGTTATCATCATTTCTATCATACCGCCATTCTGTCAAGTTGAAACTCTATGTACTCAATCTCTTCTTGAATACTCTGCAAGGCTTCTTCTTTGGTATCAGTATTACAGTATGTGCAAGCTTCTGCCTCTGACATACCGTCTACTCTATCAAGCTCAGTACAAGCCTTATCTAAAGACTTTTCAAACTCATAAGCATCTATGCTGTCACATACCCTATACTGTCTCATATCATGCAATCTTTAAAAGGTTAGCTTTTTTGTAGCATCTGAACTCTTGGCGTTCGGTATCATAGTAAGTTTGAACAGTGTCATTCTTCGCTCTTTTATCAGTACCTGTAATAGTTGGCATCAGCTTTTCATTCAGTGTGCCATAGGCTTCACGTACAGAACCATCTACTTTTTGAAAGTAGAACTTCACAATCTTACTTTTCATTTGAGCTTTCAGCTTTAAGTTTGCCCAAGCAACTTTCAGTGCTTCACTCATTGAAAAACCATTTCTCTTCACGAAAGACCATGCAAGTGACATCACCTCTTTCATTTGATTTCTAAAATTCGTGCTCATAACCGTGTGATTTAATATGTTTATACTATTGCGTTACTCAAACTTTCTTCGTTTCTTTGTATCATTGAATGTTTGATGATGCAAATATACTACAATATTGCAGTATTACAATAAATACAATGCAATATTGCATGTTTTTAATCTTTATTAATACTAAATTATTGCAGTACATGACAACAGAAGAGTTACTCAAGAAAGCAGAAGAAGCTATTAAGTTACTTAAAGAAAGCAAGTTATCTAACTATGTGATATCAAAGCAGACCCATATATCACAAAGTACATTGGGTAATTACAAAAATGGGAAAACTAAACCAACACCTGCAAATACTGAAATACTACTGCAATTTTTCAGTAGTGAAAATGTATTGGCAATTGAGAATGAAGCAATACCATTAAACCAAAACTATATTATAAACGTACCATTAGTGAATCAATACGCACAAGCCGGCTATTTATGCGGATTTCAAGATGCGGCATACATAGCTACACTACCTACTATACCTTTTATAATAGACCACGAAGCTAAAGGAAACTATGTAGCATTTGAAGTAAGAGGTGACAGTATGAATGATGGAACTGAAGAGAGTTACCTTGAAGGAGATAGACTTCTTTGTAGAGAAATAGCTCCATATCTATGGGGAGAGTCTAAATTGCATATCCGGAAATGGGATTTCGTTATTGTACATGAAGAGGGAATTTTGGTAAAACGAATAATAGATCATAATGTAGAAAATCATACTATTACAATACATTCTTTGAACGATATGTATCCTGACAGAGTTATTGATTTGGCAGAAGTTAGACAAATCTTCAATGTGATTGAATTGCAAAGACCAAGAAGGAGGTAGTTTAAAAGTTTAATATACAAACTATTAAAACTAATACGATGAAATTCAATCAATACACATGGAATCTATATAAGCAATCTTCTGACGGACAAAAAGCTATTAAGGAGTTTGAAGAAGCCAATGAGAAAATGACTGAATACGAACTGTTTTCTAAATACAATCCTAATTCAGCACATTTTCTTTCAGAAGACTATTTTTTAGAAACATGCGACCTATTTTGGGCTTGCTCTTTCGACAGTGCAGAAAAGCCTGAAAACCATGAATCTGCAAAGCGATTTTATTATACACTCACGACCAAAGGGATATTTGATGAAGAGCATGTAGCAGTAATCAATGAGGGCGAATACCAATTAATGCTATCTGCTAATGATATGTTGTCATTCATGTTATATTACTTTGCCCCTGAATACTTTTTCCCAAATATTTTCAGAAGTCGTTTTTTCGTTTTAAATAAGATAACAGACACATTCGAGATAGAACTTCCTCCTATTCCTAAAAAATCTGATTATAAATCGAGATGTATGTATTATTGGGAATTGTGCGAGGTATTTTATCGGTTTAGAATTGAAAACCAGCTCTCTCCAGCAGAGTTATGCGCATTTTTATATGACTATGCACCCAATTTTGTTTCAAAAGAAAAAACAGATATTCCACAACCGGCACAAGCATGGTTCATTGGTGGGAAAACAGCCCCGATAGAATCCATTTTAGATTTTACTTTTTGGCAGGCTAATCCTGAAACCCAAAAAGGCGATATTCTAATTCACTACGAAACATCACCAGTTAGCGCAATCACTTGTTTGTGGATCGCTCAAACAGATGGAGTGATAGATCCATTCTTCCACTATTACAGCAATACGTATATAGGAAATAAAATAGATATTCCTCACATCACATTGAAAGAACTTCAAACAGACGATTATTTTTCAAAGCATCCGCTTATCAGAAAGAAGTTCCAGGGAGTGAACGGATGGCCGATGAGTAGCGAAGATTATTCTGAACTTCTACGAATGATAAAGGCAAAAGGGTTTGATACAGAAACCTTGCCAAAGCTGTACGCTCCTACACTACCCCAAAATGTAAGTATAGAGATAGAACGAGACGTAGAACAACAGTTATTAGAACCTTGGCTTAACTCTATGGGATGGCATGAGAACAAAGACTTCATTCGCCAATTACCAATACATGCAGGACGTGGGCACCGGATATTCCCAGATTACGCTTTGCATTATGAAAATAAGCCGGATGAGGAAAAGTCCAAAGTGTTGATTGAAGCCAAACTTTACATGAAGAACAACCAAGAGATAGAAGAAGCATTTTTGCAAGCTCGCTCATACGCTTGCCTTCTTGAATCCACTATAATAGTTCTTTGTGATAAACAATGCCTAATAGTTTATGAGAAGAAACAAAGTTTTGACCGGGACAGCTATAAGAAATACTACTGGGAAGAACTAGAAAATCCCGATATATTCAACGAATTAAAGAACAAACTAAATATTTAATATTATGAAGAAGATTTTATTTTTAATGACGGCTGCATTGATGATAATAGGATGCAGTAGCGATGATGACAATAATAATTCCGACGAGGGAGAACAAATTGATTTCCATTTCGATAAAAAAGAAATTACAGCAACGTATGGGGAAGACTTACTTATTGAGCTAATGGGTATTGCCCCATCAAAATGCAATATATATTCTTCTGATGAGTTTATATTAGATGTTTCAAACAATAATGATAAAATTAAAATTGTCCCCCATTATGCAGGAAATGCCTTAGTTATAGCAGAATATAAAAACGTAAAAGATACATGTAACGTAAAAGTAAAGCCTACTTTATCTTATGCAGAAGAGCCAATTTTAACATTAGGAACATCTCGATCGGAAGTAAAGAAACAAATGTCACAATATCAACATAGCGGAACAGTTGGTGGGTATACTGGAGAAGATTATTTTTTTAATACGAAATCAAAAGTTTGCTACCAATTCGACACCAATGACAAATTAATCGCAATAAAACAAGAACTTACAAAGTCTTCTTATGGAATAAACAGGGTAAAAGAAGGACTTTCTCAAAGATATAAACAAACAAGTCATTCGAACAATGTTTATTGGTATTCACATCCTAATATAATGACTGTTAGAGTAGAAGAGCAAGTTTCCAAGGTCTATGTTTGGTTCGCAAAAGATGCAGTAATAATGGAACAATGTTATCCATGGTAAAGCATAAATATTACGATTGGCTTTCTAACCATCGTACTTCTAATGTTCGGAGTACTGCAAATCATCCTCTTCTTCAAAGTATGGGGAATGACAAATGACATCAGAGGGATAAGAGACAAATACCTCAAAGATGAGGATGAAAAAGAAGAGAGGAAACGGAATACGATCCCCGAAATCAATAAGGGGATAAAACCGATGACCTAA